AGACTTTATGATGACAACTAATCCAGACTTGCAACGTGGAGCCAAGCGTGGCGGCACAGAACAATACTCAGGTAAGGACAGAGCTATACTATTGTCTAGTATTGCAAGAGGTAGAGGCTACAAATTTAGTCCTAAATTTGGTGTGGTTGATCCAAACAAAGGAGACGAAGTAGTTGCAGATAACTGGAACGATATTGCAGTTATCTTATTAGGCAAAGGTGCTACTGAAGCAGACACGCACACTGTAGAAAGTATGCTTGCAAAGATTAAAGGCGACCCTAACTATCAAGAACTAATTGCTCCGTGGAAAGAAGCAATGGAAAAAGAAGGTAAGTCAGTACCTGAAACACTTGCTGATCGCAATCACAGCCGTGTAGTTGAATTATTAAAGGCAATGTCTAAATGAGATTTTACGAAATAAAAGGCGGCGGCAAAGCAGCTGATCAAGTCAAAGGTAAAGATCCAATGCCAGCTAAAAAGAAGCGAGGCAAACATCCTTTTGACAAACAACTTGTAGGATCTAGTTTTCAGTACACAGGCAATGTAATTACTGAAGCAGCAAAAGTAGGTCGTGAATATCAACACTTAGAGGATCTTGTGTTTGTAAAAGGATCTCAAGGCGGAATGGAAGCAGCAGACATACTTGATAAATTAGGATCTGACTCCGGCGATGTTGCAATTAAATGGGACGGTAACCCTACTATCTATTGGGGCAGAGAACCTGATGGACAATTTGTTCTTGTAGGTAAGAACGGCTGGGGACGTAATAAAAGTACAAGTGCAGATAATTTAAATAAATTTATACAAAACAGTGGCAAGGGTGTTAGTGAAGAACCGTGGCGCAAAGACTTTGGCGAAGAAATGGCCGAAGTGTTTAATATTATGAAAGCAGCAACACCGCCAAACTTTAGAGGATATGTATATGGAGACTTACTATACAGTCCGCGTAAACCTTTTAGCACTACTGATGGCGCAGTAGAGTTTGAACCTAACAATGTCAAATACACAGTCGACACACGAAGCCCACTCGGGGGCCGCATAGCGAAGTCAAAAGTGGGTGTAGTAGTTCATACAAAATTTGACGAGTGGGGAAGTAAAACAGGTACACCTATCAAAGATGTAGAAGAACTTAACTCTCAAGACGCAGTAGTGCTAGGACAAACTTATGTAACACATCAACCTACAGTAGACACAAAAGAGGTTGACAGCATAAGAAAAAGAGTGCAAAGTAGCGCAAAAGCAGTAGATGCATTTTTGCAAGGTACACAAGGATTGAGTAATCCTGCAGGAATAATTTACACGTATGTTAACCAAATGACTAAAGCAAGACAGTTAGATAAATTAGAAACAGGATTTTTTGACTGGTTAAAAACATCAAAGGTGAGTCAAGGACAGCAAGTTAAACTTGCTGAACTAGACAAGCAAACAAATGGTTTAGCAGCAATACTAGGACTTGTAAAACAAATCATGTCTGTAAAGGATCATATCATAGATCAATTAGACGATGCCGATGCAGACGTTAAGGCAACAACAAAAGGCGAAAAGGGCGGCGAAGGTTACGTTGCTCTTGGATCAAAAACTAAATTAGTTCCACGTACAAGATGGACACCAAACTAAGGAAATAGATATGAAAATTAATGAAGTGACAGAAGCACTTAACCCAGGGTATTCAGATAATCCGCAACACAAAAAGTTAGCTGATTTTGGACGTAAGTTAATGGATATGAGTGCTAGTATGAAAATTACTAAAACAACATCTGATGAAGAAATTCATAGATCAAATCAAATGTCATCCTTTGGAGATGCTCTAACACGTTTTGGTACAGACTTTGGACCAAAGAGCTTACCAGAATTATTAAAAGTCGCTCGTGTTAGTAAAGAAGAAGCTATGGAATTTTTAGCACTTGCACAAAAAGCTCCTGCACCTAAATTAAAAGGGAATGAAGTAGAACCTGACGACGATGATTCGGATGATTTTGATGAACCAGATGATGATAAGATAGCTCGTCAAGCAGACATGATGGCTAAAGGTAAGTAATGGCTGAAAAGTATACCGCAGCAGAGTGGGCAGCAATGGAAGGCGGACATGAAGTTATTCCGTCTGAAGAGTCTTTTTCATTTTTAAAAGACTTACACGAGTCCCGTATGACAAAGGACAATGGTCCTTCTCAAAAGCTAACGTATACAGATTGTATTGAACGTGCATATTTAATTTTACTTGCACTAGAAACAATGCGTCAGTTTGAAGACTTTCAACCTTACGTACAAAGATACACAAAGAAAACAGCTGGTTTTGAATTATACAAATATTATCGTATAATGGGCACTGACTTATATAACTTTATCTATTTCGTTGTAGGAAATGACAGTGCTCAAAATAAACTCAAAGATCCAGCAGCAGCAAAAGCATTGAAAGCAAAAACTAGATTACCTGTTCCTGCAATAAACAGATACATTAATTCACTAGCAACAGGATCAGAACCTACACTAGCAAGTAAAATGTTTATTGATTTTGAAACAGCAGGCAAAATTACTAATGCTGATTACAAAGCAATAAGAAGAAATTTAGCAACTTGGGATAGGCTTACTAAAGCCGAAAGAAGGCTTCTTGCTACAAGATTAATATTTGCAGTTAGAGCTAAACTAAGAAATTCTGATATTATTGAAGACTTTGAAAAATTTGCAGCAGTCAAAGATCTAGAAAAAACTAATGTAACAGATCCAGAACCGACTATAAGTCGTCCTGATATTTCTTCAACACCAGGCGATCTTGCACTTTATAGATATCTAGTAGGAAACAAAAATCTAGCACTAACCAAGAAGTTTTTAGAAGCAGCTAAAGACGGAAAAGCAGCTAGTGCAAGTATGGTTCAAGCATATCTACCAGCAATTGAAATGATAGACACTCTAGTACAAGCAGGTCCTGCATACGTGCAACAGCTTAGAGCATTACATTCGAGAGCAAAAAAACGCCAATAAACCGCTATTTTTTCTCTATTTGATAAATAATATTATACAAAACGCAAGAGAAGAGCGTTTTGCCATTAGAGAAACAGGAGAAATAAAATGGCTACAGTAAGTAATCCAAACGCAGCAGTAGTTGCAGGTAACGGTATAGGACCAGTTACATATATCTATGCAGTGGCAACAGGTACAACAGCAATGGCAGATGCTGTAACACTAGCAACAACTACATATGGTGGTACAGTTGCAGGTGTTGAAGGCACAACTGGTACAGCTCACCTAATCGTACAAGGTGGCCCAGGCGGCTTAGAAGCAGACGCAGGTGTAACTCTAGTTGCAACTATTGACCAAAACCCAGCGTAATAGTTTAATCCTACTACCTTAGGATCTGGGGCTCACATTTATGTGGGCCCTTTTTTTATCTCTGTAAATACAACATGAGATTTAAATTATATACATTGGTTGACATTACAGAAACAGGAGCACGTAAAGGAGATAATCCTAAAGCAGTGCGACAACAACAAAATTTTCTTAGTGTGATCCAAACAATTGGGTTAAGAGTTAATCCAACATATATAAAACCTCCAAAAGTTATAAAAGAAATACCTAAAAATTTAGGATTAGGAAGTTCTTATACAAAGAAACAGAATGTTTGGGAATTTATGTTTGATATAGAGTATGAAGACGCTTTAGATATTGATACTCTTAAAAATGATTTTAATCTTATTCCAATTATATCTAATTTAGATGAAAGTGTAATATTTAAAACAGCAGCATTTAGTACCAAAGATGATACTATATGCAACATATTTTTTGAAGAGTTAGATAAATAAATTTATAGGGCAATATTACTGAGGCATTCATAACAAAAAAACTAAAGGCCAACTACGAGTTTACTTTACGGAGAAATGAATGTCAACTATTGACGAAACAACAGCATTAGAAAAACAAAACTTAGAAGCACACGTTGATTTGTGCGCACTTCGCTATCAAAACTTAAACAATCGTTTAAGTGTAGTTGAAAATACACTAAGAGATATTCACGATGACCTTAAAAAAGGTCAAAACTCAATGACTAAAGTACTAGTTGGTACAGCAGGAACAGTAATTGCAGGCTTGCTATCAACTGTAGTCGTAATTTTAATGAAGTTCTAATTCGCTCACGATAAATAACTATACTATGTTATTACGTGAGTTTTTTATTGACCAAATAGAAGAAGGACAAACTTGGGCACGTTCTGGAAAGAAAGTTGTGCGTAAGTATCGTTGTACTTCTGGTCCCCGCAAGAATAGAATTGTATCAAAGATTGGACAATGTTTTGCAGCACCCGATGTTAAAAAGCGTGTTCAGTTAAAAAGAATCAAAGCAAGACTAGGTAAAAGACTAGCAAGAAAAGCAAAAAGAACAAAGCGCATTAATCCAGCGAGTCGCAGAGTTCAAGCAATGAATAGAGCAACTAGGAGACGCTAATGTTATTGCGAGAACTTATATCAGAAGGTGTCACTACTGTTTTTGGACATGGTAAAAGTAAATCAGGACACACTGTAAGAAAATATCGTTGTACTAGTGGACCACGTAAAGGTAGAATTGTTGCAAAACCGTCAACATGTAGTGCTCCTAAAAGAATGTCATCTTCTAATACACTAAAGAAAACTAGACGTTCTAAAGGCAAAACTACAGATATTAAACGTAGTAGAACATTTAGAACTAGTCCTACTACACAAAAGCTAAGAAGATTAAATGTTGGTCGTAGAAGAATCAAGCCGCATAAGCGTAGAGGTGCAAGATGAGAATAAATGAAGTAGTTGGTGGAGTACCTCCAGAGCAAGGTGGCAGTCAGCCAGCACAACCAATGCCAGGACAAACTCAGCCTCAAGGTTTAGGACAAAAAACTCCAGGCAACGGCCAAGCTGATCCAGCAGCAATGCAAAAAGCAAAACAAGACCAAAAGAAACAAATTCAAGCACAAATTAAATCAACTCAACAGCAGTTGAGACAATTACAACAACAGTTATCAAGTATACGATGAAATTAAACGAGCTCATAACAGAATTTTCTATCTATCTCACAAACGAAGAAAAATCTCTCGTGAAAGAAATGAATGGGCTCACTCCTTTATGTAATTTTCACGAGAGAGAACAAGTCATTATCAATAACCTGATTCGGAAAAGTGTGGTAAGTAGAGTACATTACAACGGAAGTGTTATGGTGATGCGAAATGAATTCTGAATACATAGCAGCGCAGTTAGAAGAAATAGTTAATAAAGGTCTAGAAGACTTTCCTATTCCCTATCAAAAAGGAAATAGTATTAGGATTAAATATCTAGTGATTAGAAAAAGTCCTAAAGGTTATCTAATTTATGATACAAGAGATAACAAACAAATTACTAGAACTGTGTTTAAATCTTCTGCACTTGCAATAGCGAAGAATCTAGCTCACGGAAAAGACTATACGCATAAAATACTTGAGCTAGAAGAAAAGATGTCAAAGCACTATAACGATGCAGTTTTTTTTAAAAATTCAATAAAACGATCGAAAGATCCGTTTAAAATAGAAATAACCGAAACAAGATTAGATATTGCACTTACAGAATCACAAAGAGTTCGAGACATTTTAGACAGATATATTTTTTCGTAGAGATAAATAACATAATAAAGCATTCATTTGGGAAGAGACAATGAACATTAGAGAATTTACTAAACCAGTTACAGCAAAGAGCTTAAACGAAAGCCTTGCCAAGCGTTTCGGCGCAAGAATTAATATTGACGAGTTTACTACAGAGCAACTACAAGACGTTCGTAATAAATTACGTACCAAAGTATTCAATGTTGAAACTACAGAAAGTTTTGACAGTGTGCAAAAAGAAGCATATGCAAAAAATAAACTCTTTCTAGATGTTCTAAATGCTGCACTAGACGAGCGTGACGATGTTACAGTTGCAATTGACGAAGCCATTGAACAAGTAAACGAAGGCGAAGAAGATAAAGCAGAACTAGTAATGGCAGCAAAAGATATGGTCGACCGTGTTACTGGTTGGATGGAAGACACTGCCGAGATGCAAACAGAATCAATGCTAGAACTTGCAGATGCTATCCGTGACGAAATGGGCAGCGAAGCAAGTGAATCATTTACAGCAACAGTAAAGCCTGCATTAGAAACTATGTATGCTGCAATGGAATCAACACGTGAAACTCTTACACAAGGTGTTGGTATGCTAACAGGCGAAGCTGAACCAATGGATGCAATAGGCGACGACGATATGGACATGGACATGGAGCCAACAGACGACATGGACATGGAAGAACCAGCAGAAGATGATTTTGAAGCAAGTGATGCAGCAGCAGGCGGCGAAGAAGAAATGGGTCGCGAAAAGCGTGAAAGCGTAGAGAAATCTAAAAAAAAGATCTAGTCTCTGAAGCAGTAGATACTAGTTTCATCTATTCAGTATTAAGACAACAAAAAGCGGCTGGAGTAGCCGCTTTATCTATGACTAAGCTAGACAAATTTATGCAGAATCAAGGACACGGTCAATTTACTTACGATGTCTTTAAAGCAGCATACGATTCTGATCCTAAGCTACAAAAGTTAGTAACCAACTTCGATCAAGAAAAAATTGAATTTAAAGATAGCGAAATGGATGACGTAAATAAGCTGCCAGGCAATCCAGGACGCCCTAGCGATGCAGTTGGTAAAATGGCTAAAAGTGCTACTGACTTAGGTGACAAACTATAAAATAATGCTTGACAATCAATAACTTATATAGTAATATAATAAGTATGAGCCTTATAACTAACAAATTTAAATACGAAAAACTTCAACGAGTAGAAACAAACGGCAAACGTAGATATGCTGCTCCTGGCGGTGCACCTGTAGCAAGTGTAACCACTATACTTGATGCAACTAAAGATAAAACACATCTTATTGCTTGGAAGAAACGTGTAGGCGAAAAGAAAGCACAAGAAATTGTAACTGAAGCCGCAGGTGTAGGTACTAGGATGCACAAGTATCTTGAGGACTACATTGACACAGGCGAATGGCCCGATCCTGGCAGTAATCCTTATGCACAACAAGCACACATGATGGCTACACAAATAAAAGAAAATGCTATGAATGATGTGGACGAAATTTGGGGTAGCGAAGTGCCATTATACGTTCCAGGAATTTATGCAGGAACAACTGACCTTGTAGGTGTATACAAAGGACAACCTTGCATAATGGATTTTAAACAAACGAATAAACCTAAAAAAGAAGAATGGGTAGTTGATTACTTTTTACAATTAACAGCATATGCACTAGCACATAATGAAGTTCACGGTACAGATATACGTGAAGGACATGTGTTTATGTGCAGTCGTGCAGGCGAATATCAACAGTTTGACATTTGGCCAGACGAGTTTGATGACTGGAAAGATGAATGGTGGAAGCGAGTTTACGAGTATTACGAGAAATACGCATAAATACTTTAAATAAAGCGTAGGAGAAACTCGTGGCAGTTGTATCAATTTCAAGAATACAAGTAAGAAGAGGAAAAAAGAACGAAGGTTCTGGATTACCTCAATTGTCCAGCGGCGAATTCGGTTGGGCAGTTGATTCACAAGAATTATATATAGGTAATGGTTCAGTATCAGAAGGCTCACCAGCAGTTGGAAATACAAAACTTTTAAGTGAACATGATAATCTTTTTGAATTTGCAAATACTTACAGTTATAAAAAGAATCTAAACATACAAACAGGATCTAATCCTAATAGTCCTGTCCTACGCACTTTACAAGATAGATTAGATGATAAAGTAAGTATTAGAGCATTTGGTGCATCAGGTGACGGCACAGACCAAACAGCAGAGTTACAACGAGCATTAGATCAATTATACTTAAATGCAAGTAATAAAGGACAGCCAACTTCGAGAGTAGAACTTTATCTTGAAGCAGGCGAATATCAAATTACTAGTACAATTTATATTCCTCCGTTTGCTACTATTAGAGGCGCAGGACAAGAAAAAACTTTTATTCTTTCAGGCGCAGGTTATCCTGCATTTATGACAGTAAACGATCAAGCATTACCAGGAAACTACCCAGGAGATGAAAACAGCTCTACTCTAACACAGGCAAGGCATATTGAAGTTTCAGGACTTACTATCCGTTCGGAACAAGGACCTGGTATTGTTTTACGTAGTTGTAAAGACAGTATTTTTAAAGATATCACACTACAAGGTTCGTTTGAGTTTGGAGATACAGTTGACGGTGAAAGTGATGCATTAAGAATGACATCGTTAAGCACAGCAGTTACTTGCCAAAATAATACTTTTGAAAATATTGTTATTAAAAATTGGGTAACAGCAGTTAAAACAGATCATGATATAACAAATAATATATGGGACAACTGTTTAGTAACTCATGTATGGCAAGGGTTTGCATTTGGTGCTACAACTGTACTAGGTACTCCTGGAATGTTAACTGGACCAAAAAATAATATTATTTCAAATTCTACTTTTAAAGACATTTATATTAAAGCTATCTATATTGCCGCTGGCGAAGAGAACAAAAGTATTGATAATAAATTCTATCAAGTAGGAAACGAAGGTGGTACATCGTTAAACAATGTACATCCTATAATTGAATTTACATCAGCAAGTAATTCAAGTAGAGGAGATTGGTTCGAAAGAACAGAAGAATTAGGACATGATCAAACTTTTATTTCAGGAGTTGTTTACAATCCAGAAGTTAAAGGTCCAGTAATTACAGAATTTGATCACACAAATTCAGTTAACGTAGGACAATCAGGCACACCTACAAAACTGTTTAGATTACCTGCTGATACTGCAAAAGGATATGAAATAGATTATATCTACAAAAGTAGTGCAGTAAATGCAACAAGAAGTGGAACGCTGACTATAGTAGTTGATCCTTCAAATGATTTTGTCACATTAACAGACGAATACGACTTTGCAGGTGATTCACAATATGACGAAAACATAGAATTTTCAGCACAAAATTATGATGAAGATCTTGATTTATCGGTTGACACAGTAGCGGTTATGATGTTAAACTCAACTAATAGCGATGATGCTGTAATGTACTATAAAATCAAAACTAAGTCGTAGTTAATGTTTGAAAAGAAATATGAAGAACGGTTAGCCATCTGGAGTGACTTCCGAAAGTCGCTTGAAAGCTCAAAAGATCCTATCCAAGACACAATTGATTTTTACAATAAAGCACCATTGTGTAGAATATCAGCTGACCCGTGGACTAAAAGTACTTGGCCCGATCCTTGGGAATTATTAGCGGAAAATAATTATTGTTCCTTTGTTAAAATACTTGCAATATGTTACACCTTGCAATTAACTGACTGTTTATCCCAGTCGGCCTATGAGATACATATTGTACGAGACAATGAAAATTCTGCTACATACTACCTACTTTATGTAGACAACATTGTAATCGGATTCAACGGAGACACTTATGTTCATAAAGACGAATTACCTAAAACTATCTATTCTGAAATTGAACATGAGATGCCAGCACTTCAATAAATATCAAAATAATTAAAGAGGAAAAATAATGACAAATGGAACCATGATTATCAAACGTGACGGGACCAGTGAACATCTTAACATTGATAAGATTCACAAAGTAGTTATGCATGCCTGCGAAGGACTTGCTGGCGTTAGTAGTAGTCAAATTGAAATGAATGCTAATTTACAATTTTATGACGGTATGAGTACTGCAGAAATACAAGAAATACTAGTTCGTTCAGCGAACGATTTAATATCTTTAGAAAATCCAAATTATCAATTTGCTGCATCACGTTTATTAAGTTATGGTTTATATAAACAAGTGTTTGGTGAATTCCATGCAATGTCTTTTCGTAAAATGATTAATCTTAATATTGAAAGAGGCGTTTACGATCCAGAAATACTGGCAAAGTATTCTGCTGAAGAAATTGAAAGAATGGATTCGTACTTGCATCACAAACGTGACGAAAACTTTACTTACGCAGGACTGCGTCAAGTTGTAGACAAATATCTTGTACAAGATCGTTCGTCAGGTGAAATTTTTGAAACTCCTCAATTTATGTATATGATGATTGCAGCAACACTATTTGCTAACTATCCAAAAGAAGATAGAATGCACTATGTAAGGAGATACTATGATGCGACCTCACTTTTTAGAATTAACATCCCCACACCCGTTATGGCTGGTGTTCGTACCCCTGTCCGTCAGTTTGCTAGTTGCGTTCTTGTTGACAGTGACGATACTCTCGATTCCATATTTTCTAGTGACATGGCTATTGGACGTTACACTGCACAAAGAGCAGGTATCGGCATTAACGCAGGACGTATCCGCGGGGTAAACAGTAAGATCAGAGGCGGAGAAGTCGCACACACTGGGATTATTCCTTTCTTAAAGAAGTTTGAGTCAACTGTAAGATGTTGTACGCAGAATGGTGTACGCGGCGGCTCTGCCACCACACATTTCCCGTTTTGGCATCAAGAGATTGAAGACATTCTTGTGCTAAAGAACAACAAAGGTACAGAAGACAACCGTGTACGTAAACTAGATTACTCAATTCAGTTAAACAAAACAATGTATGAACGCCTCCTTAGCGGAGGTGAAATTACCTTGTTCTCGCCACATGATGTTCCAGGATTGTATGAAGCGTATTTTGGTGATTCAGATGCATTTAAAGAAATGTATGAAATGTACGAGCGCAAGACGAGTATCAAGAAGAAAAAGATCGATGCAATGGAATTGTTTTCTGCACTAATTAAAGAACGTGCTGAAACTGGACGTATCTATATTATGAATGTAGATCACTGTAACACACATAGTTCATTTAAAGATACAGTATACATGAGTAACTTATGCCAGGAGATTACACTTCCTACTAAACCATTACAACATATTGATGACGAAAATGGCGAAATTGCTCTATGCATTCTAAGTGCTATTAATGTAGGTGTTATTAAAAGTTTAGATGATTTAGAAGAATTATGTGACTTAGCAGTTCGTGCGCTAGAAGAAATCATTGACTATCAGCGTTATCCAATTAAGGCAGCTGAGATTTCTACAAAAGCAAGACGCTCACTTGGTATTGGTTATATTGGGCTTGCACATTATCTTGCCAAAAACAAAGTAAATTATGCAGACGAAAATGCATGGAAACTTGTACACGACTTAACAGAAGCATTCCAATACTATCTGTTAAAAGCATCTAATGAACTTGCTAAAGAAAGAGGAGCCTGCGAATATTTTAACCGCACTAAATACTCAGACGGCATCCTTCCAATTGATACTTACAAGAAAGATGTCGATGCAGTAGTGGAGAACAATCTAAATTATGATTGGGATAGTTTACGCAATGATATCAGAGAGTTCGGGCTTCGTCACAGCACATTGTCCGCACAAATGCCATCAGAAAGCTCATCTGTTGTGTCAAACGCAACAAATGGAATCGAGCCACCTAGAGGCTACCTGTCCGTTAAGAAAAGCAAAAAAGGCCCCCTTAAACAGATTGTCCCACAATATCAAAGTCTTAAGCAATACTACACCTTGTTGTGGGACATGCCTAGCAACGAAGGTTACATCAATATTGTCGCGGTAATGCAAAAGTTCTTTGATCAAGCAATATCGGGCAACTGGAGTTACAATCCAACACAGTATGCAGATAATGAAGTACCTATGTCAGTTATGCTACAAGATTTATTAAACACATACAAATACGGTTGGAAAACTTCATACTATCAAAACACTTATGATTATAAAGAAGATCCAAGTGAGCTAAAAGAAGAAGTAGAATTAGCACAACCATTATTAGTTGAAGAAGATGAGCTTTGTGAAGCATGTGCAATTTAATGGTTGACAAACGTTATAAAATCGTATATATTAAAAAAGAATAATATAGGATTGATCAATGGTAAAAACAGTTTTTAATAAAGAAAAAGTCGACTTCACAAAACAGCCTATGTTTTTTGGAGAAGAACAAAACACACAGAGGTATGACACATTTAAGTTTCCTGTGTTTGATAAATTAAATCAAACAATGCTAGGTTACTTTTGGCGTCCAGAAGAAGTAAGTTTGCAAAAGGACAGAGCAGACTTTGCTAACTTTCGTCCAGAGCAGAAACATATCTTTACTGCTAACTTAAAATATCAAACACTATTAGATAGTGTGCAAGGGCGTGGTCCTTGTTTAAGTTTCTTACCTCATGTAAGTTTACCTGAACTAGAAGGTTGCATTGTAACTTGGGACTTTTTCGAAACTATTCATTCACGTTCGTACACACACATTATGAAAAATGTGTACGCAGATCCAAGTGAAGTGTTTGATACTATTTTAGAAGATGAAAAAATTATTGCCCGTGCTGTTTCAGTAACCAAACATTATGATGCATTTAACGAAGCAGCTGATAACTTTATCCACAAAGGTAAAGGTTCAATGCGTGAAGTAAAGAAAAAACTTTATCTTGCAATGCACACAGTGAACATTCTTGAAGGACTTCGTTTTTATGTAAGTTTTGCTTGCACCTTTGGTTTTGGTGAACTAAAACTAATGGAAGGTTCAGCTAAGATTATTTCATTGATTGCTCGTGATGAAGCACAGCATTTAGCACTTAGTACACACATTCTTAAACTTTGGGCGCAAGGCAAAGACGATCCAGAGATGGTATCTATTGCTAAAGAGTGTGAAGAAGAAGTATATGAATTGTGGCGTACCTGTGTTGAAGAAGAAAAAGACTGGGCTAATTACTTGTTTAAAGACGGAAGTATGATTGGATTGAATGCAGTATTGTTGCATCAGTATGTAGAATACATTGCTAATCGTAGATTAAAAGCTCTAGGGTTTAATGCTATATTTGATCAACCTGTTAACACAAACCCATTACCTTGGACACAGCATTGGTTGTCGAGTTCAGGCTTGCAAGTTGCTCCACAAGAAACAGAAGTTGAATCTTATGTTATTGGCGGCATCAAACAAGATGTAGATAAAGATAAACTTAAAGGATTCTCACTATGATACACATTTGGGGTAAACCTGCATGTCCATCATGCACAAAAGCAAAAGCATTTTGTGAACAACGTGGATATCAATTTGAATATTTAGAACTGGGCAAAGACTTTGAACGTGAACGAGTTTTAGAAGAATTCCCAGAAGCTAGAACATTTCCACAGATTGTTGTCAATGGACTAAAAGTTGGCGGCTATGAACAGTTTACACGTTATGTAGAAGAAACGAATTACACAGGAACAGGACACACTTTATGATAATTGAAACGCCCTACAAGGCAACAGATACAATTACAATTAAAACAACAGCAGGCGAAGAAGTAGTTGCTCGATTTGTAGAAGAAGATGACAAATCAGTTACAGTTGAAAAGCCAATGGCTATTATGGCAACAGCGCAAGGTATCGGACTAGGTCCGTTCTCCTTTACCATTAACCCAGATGCAAAACTGAAAATAAATAAAAGTGCAGTGTTAGTTATACATAAAACTGATAGCGAAATGGCAAAACAGTATGTATCTAGCACAAGTGGGATAACAATGGTATAAGGATATAAATGAGCGGACATGCAAAAATATTTACAGAATCGGGGACTGAAGGTGTAGGTAAAACTACAGTTGACCATTCTGATATTGATACAGATCCAGGTTCTTCGCCCGAAGATCATAGACATATTGACTATGATCTAGCTCATCAAGCATGTCTTGCTGAAATAGCAAGCCTTTTTGAGGATATACAATCTGATCTAAGAATTATTACTGATAGATTCGATGATCAAACAAAAGGTGTATTTGTAAGACAAGCAGACACAGTTGCATGTAATCCAGCAAATATTGCTCAACAAGCATTATTAATGCAAGCATTACAGAACGGCGGCATACTAGATCAAATTAATGCTGAGATTGCAAATCCATCAAATCTAGCTGATACTTCACCTTCTAACTATAGCAGTATTAGAAATGGTGGAGGCACAGGTCAAGGATATTCAGGCGGAACAACACAAAACTCTCAAAGTCCAGGATATGCAGGTTCTGAGTTTGTTACTACAGAAGATGGTAAAACAATTCCTTTAACAAAAGCGGAAGATAGTTCATTTGCAAGAAGCACAGGTGGCGGTGACGGAACAGTTAAGTATGGTAACCAAGGTACTAAACGTTCTTTACCTATCCAGCAACAACTTTGGGATATATTAGAAACAGCAGCTAAAGCAGCTAAAGTTAATGTCCTTATTACAAGCGGAGGACAAGTGCCTGTAAGTCGTGGCGGTATTAAAGGACGTAATAGAATAGGATCTAATAGGCACGACGAAGGATTTGCAGCAGACGTTGCTCTTTATACTCCAGATTTTAAAGGTAGACAACTTAATTTAAAAAGTAAAGATGATTTAGCAATAGTTCTTAAATTTATGGAAGCATGTAGAGATGCAGGTGCAACAGGAATAGGCGCAGGTAACGGCTACATGTCTGACAGTCACGTACATGTAGATATAGCATGGATAGGACAGCAAAAAGGAATTATTTCAGGGATACTATCTAATAGATATTGGGGCGGAGGAAAGTCAGCAGGACTAAAAACAGGTACTGCAAATACTCCTACATATCTAGCATCACTAATGGCACCAAGGGATAATACAGCATAATGGCAGGAAACGGAACAAGCTCACCTTATGAACACATAGATATGACTCCTGAATACAACAGGATCATTACTGCTCTAACGGGTATAAGAGACGACATTAGACTACTAAGACGTAGAGCAGAAGATTGCGAAATAGGTGTTGTTACTAACTCAGTTATGAACGACTTACAAAGAGCTATGATGACAACATCAATGAGTGCATCAGGCGGTAACATGGCAGAGTCTGTTCGACAAGCAATAGATAGCGGTAATACTGCAAACGGAGGCATAGGTGCACCAACAGCACCGGCTGGTGAAGATGGACTTACTCGTGCTGAAATATTAGCTGCACTTGGACAAGATGCAGAAAGTACTAGAACAGTTATACGTGTAAACGGAATGTACTATTTTGAAGCTGAGGCAACTGCTGGACCCGATGACGGATTAAGAGGCTCGATACCACAAGTAACTCCGTATACTCAAGGAGAATATCTAGGATATCATAACTGGGCATCAAACCAACCAGTAACAGGATCTCCAGCTGGTCCGCCAGATGATATTCCGCATCCAAGTGTTACCAAAAAACGTTGGCCTGCAACTAGACCAGCAGGACAAACAGCAGTTCCAACTGCAAATCCAAACGCAGATTTAATTGATCCAGTAACAGGAGATGTTATACCTAAATCTTTAGAGGACCAAGTTAAAGATTTAACATCTGGAGAAGCACCTCCTCCAGCATGGGAAACTAGTGACGGAACAGGAGTAGGTTAATGCCTAAGGTACACAGAGTTGGCGATTCGGATAGTAGCGGCGATACCGCAGTAATTGGTTCTGACGATGTATTTGTAAATGGCGGTCCAACTCTTGGCGGCGGGTTTACATCTGCACTAGGAGTTGATGATGCTGTAGGAGTATCAGATGCTGAAGCAAGAGCCATACTTTCAGGAAGAGCCGCAGAACTTGCCGCAGGAGGCGACCCGGATCAGAACGAAGCGTTAGAATCTTATGGCGGCGGCACACCGGGCGGAACAAATCCAGTATCTGGTGTTGAAGGAGCTCAACCTGCTCCTGGATCTGATGCTGCTGGAAATACAGAAGGCAATGTTCCTTTTAATAATGACAGACCAGAATCAGAATGGATCAAAGTACAATCACATGTTAATCCAGCAGTACTAGATGATGTTTGGACTAAAGCAGTTAACTTTGCAAAAAGTTTAGGAAAACCAATTACACTAAACAGTGCATATAGAACTCCAGAATATAACCGTAAAGTTGGCGGTGCAAAAAATAGTATGCATGTCCAACGCAAAGCCATTGATGTGCAATGGGGTTGTAGTAGTGCTCAAGATAGAGTTGACTTTATTCAAAAAGCAATTGATGCAGGATTTACAGGAATCGGAGTATACAATAGCTTCTGTCATATGGACATAGGCCCAAAAAGATGTTGGGGTCCAAACGGTAGCCGCACTGGCGTGTTTCAACAATACAAAACTGTCCTTAAAAATAACGGATTTCCACTTTAATACTTGACAATAACAATTTCTTATGCTATTATAAGGTATGATTAAAAATACTAAGGCTAAGAAAGAGGCTCAATTTGAAAAATAAAGTAATACTTACTGATTGCGATGGAGTACTGTTAGACTGGGAATATTCATTCGATCAATGGATGAAACATCATGATTATACAGTTGTAACACCAGGTTGTTACGATATGGATATCAAATACGGACTAGAAAAGAAAGAAACAAAACGTTTAGTTCGTATGTTTAACGAAAGTGCATGGATTCGCAAACTTCCTCCGCTACGTGATGCAATCCATTATGTAAAGAAGTTACATACCGAACATGGATATATATTTCATGCAATAACAAGTTTAAGTGATGATAATTATTCGCAGCACTTGCGTACTAAAAACTTGCGTGAATTGTTTGGTGATACTGTATTTGAGAAATATGTTTATTTAGATACAGGCGCAGACAAGGATGAAGAATTAAAAGTTTATGAAGGTAGTGGTTGCTACTGGATTGAAGATAAGCCAGCTAACGTAGATACTGGTATAAATTTTGGACTAGACGGTGTACTTGTAAGCCACAAACATAATGAAAATTATGCAGGTAAGGCTAAATGTGTACGTAACTGGAAAGAAATTTACGATATAATTATTTCAGGAGAAAATATATGACACAACCAACACATGAACAAATTGTTCAAGCATATCAAAACTATCTAGCAGAACATGCAACCTTTGAAGAAAAAGGTGTAAAAGCAGCAGCCGCTAGAGCTCGTAAGGCACTTGGAGATTTAGGTAAATTAACTAAGTCACGTAGAGCCGAAATTCAAGAAAAAAAGAACGCAATGTAATTAGTAAATGTGCCGGCAATAGTCGGCACTTTTATTATAAGCTAGGAAAGAAAGAATGAATCCAGTACCTAGAAAATTACCAGATGAAGAACGTAATCTAATAGACGAATGGTTAAAAAATAACAAAGCAACTACGTTTGAAGCGTATAAAAAATCTGAAACTGTAGAACTTAAAATACAAAAAAGAAAAACCCAAAAGAAAGAATAATATGCCATATGTTGATGTATTTCCTAGTGCAGTATCAATTACTGACTTAGAAAGAGATTTTACACAAGAAGAATTAAAAGTAGTTGATGAAGAATACAAAACTGCAATGCACAACATTGGCAATATGATGGGCGCAGATCAATATGTATTAAATAGACCAGAACTTGCAAATATAAAGGCAACATTAGAGCAAAGATTAAAAAATTATTTAGAAGATGTATTTGCTCCTAAAAATAATTTAGAAATTTATATTACACAAAGTTGGTTTAGTTGGTTAAATCCAGGACAACACTTTCATGAACATCAACATCAAAACAGTTTAATATCTGGTTGTTTGTATTTTAATGCAGACAGAAATCAAGACGCATTAATTTTACACAAAAAAGAATTTCAACAAATTTATATTCCTGCTGTTACTGAAAAAACAAACAAATGGAATTCGCAAATGGCTACTATACCTGTTAGTACTGGAAACATTGTATTGTTTCCTTCTAAAATTACTCATAGTGTAGCACCGACACAAGGTAACTATATAAGAACAACTCTTGCTTTCAATAGTTTTATTCGTGGAAAAATAAAAGAAGGACTGCATTTGTTGGACTTAGAGTTAAAATGAATGAAACTGTAGACTTTAATGACATTAAAAAATTATTTGATGAAACATGGGACGTAGGTTATTTAAGCGAAAATCATCTACTCCAGTCTGCATACTCGCCTTTAAAAAATAAATTCCACGTATTTGGTTACGACTATACAAATAGCACACAATTTAAAGATATTAAAAATGCAATAGTGTTAATAAAAACAGGACACACCTGGGATTATTCTCATTATGATCAAGCAATTGATATTTTAAAAGAAAGTCCTTTAGAAGGTTGGTATCCTGCATATACAAATTACAAACAAGCTGCAATACACGCAGGACTTGGAGTAAGAGCAAAGAATAGTCTTGTTTATAGTTTTAAATTTGGATTTGACTGCCACATTGCAATGGTATGTTTTCATGCTAAAATTATTAACTATCCTGACAGAAGTAAGAAACGTAACTATGGACTTTGGAAACATTGCGAAGGTTGCGATGATTGTATTGTAAACTGTCCAGCAAAGGCAATACACTATGATGACAAAGAACCTCCGTGGATAGATTCAGCAGCTTGCGAGAATTTTATATTTTTTGGAAAAGATGGAAGAGTACCAAATGTTTTAAACTATTGGCATAAAAATGTACATCCAGAAATTCCACAAGATGTTATTGATAGCATAGACACATTAGAAAAAATGAATAAAACTATTGGTACTTTCCAATGGGACGCAAATGGTTATAGTTATGACGGGAATGTAACCAAAAGACATGGTAAGAAAGTATATGTACCGCACTGTCGAGAATGTACTAGTCAACCCAGATGTAGTAAATGGAATGGCAACTATCCTTATGATGGTTCAGAATAGACTTATGTTAGCGCCTACATTTTTTAAAAAAGTAAATACGTTATGTTAAAAGATCTTAAAGAAGAATATAGATTATTTTACATGGTCAAGGGCCACCTTGACGCAGACCCCCAAACAGTTGTAGCAAGTGCAGATGGATATTTCAAACGCCTTTGGGCAGATGGATGTAACGGCGCTCCGTTGTACGATTACGATGAACAGTTCGAACTAGCATGGAGAAAAAAACACAATGGTATCTCGTTCGATTCAGAATCTTAGTACAGAAGATTTAACTTACTTAGAGCAACTACTAGGTAAAGAGTTTGCAAACATTAACGAACGCAAACAAGCATTCAAAACAAAAAA